ACACTTAATCCATCTGATGTTATATCAGCTTCTTTTGAAACTTCTTTTAATCTAACATCTGGTGTTACTTTAATAATTTCAGCACCAACATCTTGAATGGCTGCATTAATAAATGTAGTATCATCAAAGGCTGTTGTGCCAATCATATCTTCTATTTGTGTTTGAAAACTTTCCATTAGCTAAATGTCCTTTCAGTAAAAGCAACAGATGACCAAATACCTCCACCCGGATTACTAGTAGGTCTATGAGTAAATGTTGTAGAAGTTGCTGTATGGTTTGTATAACTAACTGTTGATGCATGAACTGTTGCATAATTGTTTACATAAATATAATCACCAGATGTAGCATCTCCTGTCCCTGTCCACGTAGATGTATCTACATACAATAACCCAGTTGCTACTGAATTAACTTTTATATTTTGAACTAGACCTTCACTATCAACAAATACAGCATATTCTCCTGCAACAAAATCTGAACTATCGTTTACACGAAGTCTATTAGCTCCATTTGTTTCATCTGAACTAAACTTAGATCTCAATGAATTAGTTGTGGTAATTTCAACCATTAATAATCATATCCTTTAATATGATACCCTGAACCATCTCTACCTTTATTAGCGTATCGTTTACCTTCTTTAATATCTTCTAAAAATAAATTTCTAAAATATCCAGCTTGTTGTATTAATTGAGGCTTTAATTCATAACCTTTTGCAATAGCATAATTAGCCAATGCTTCATGAAATTCTTTTGGAATATTTGGAGACTCTGTTAAATCAGTTCCTGTACCAGATGCTACAAATTCATCATCATATTTAACTGCATGAACATTAACTTGCTTTACTTCGGTTACTGATACATAATCTGTACTTGTATCACTTTCTGATCGTGTTGCTATTGCAATACCATCACGTTCAATCCACCATACTTTTTTTAATGCATTTGTTCTTTCAGCTGACATTATATATCCGTATCAATTTTTTCTGGGTGGCCTACTAAACGTGGTATTTCATAGTCATCATAGTCTACCCTAGTTACTTCTATAATATTGTCGTCAAGTTCATAAAGCCTTCTATTAGCAACTGTATTAAAAGTGTATAAAGTCTTTAAGATTCTTGTTTTACGACAAAATTCTTTTAAAGCTCTATTAAGAAATATTCTTATCTGAGCTTCTGACATCTCTGGATGATGTTGTCTTACTGTTTCTATTAATTGTGTTTGTGTCATAATTTATCTAGTTAGGGGAGCAATAAAGCTCCCCCAACTTGTTTTATTTATTAGCTAATAGTTATACCAGCTGCAACTTTTCCAAGGCCAGCAATTATATAATAGTTAGTACCGTCAGATACTAATTTTACATAATCACCTGCTACTGCTTGCCCATCAACAAATGTAATAGTAGTATCACTACCATCACTTGTATCAGCGACATCATCAGCAGCTCCTGCACTAACAGACCCAAGAACAGCACCAGAAGGAGCTACGATAGTATAACTAGCACCTGAAGGGGCTGCTTTTACTATGAATGTACCTTCCCATCCTGTATTACTTGGAGCAGGTAAAGTAGTAGCAAATTCACTTGTTGAATTAAGCATAAATACTTTACCACTATCTGCTATTGTTAAAGTTGAAGCTTCTGTTAACTCTTTAACTCCTGCACTTGAACCACCTAAATAAGGTCTAGCCATAATAAGCCTCCTTACGCTGTGATTTTAAACAGATGATGACTTTCAATTAGCTGTATGCCAACACCTTCATCAGACATATACTGATCTTTAACACCGTCAAAGGCATTATCAGTTTTGATGTTTGTCTGATACATAGATGGACGATAAACTGCATGGAACAGATTCTCATCAGATACAACTGCCATGTACTTATTGTAAGGCCCACGTAGTGCTGGAGTTGGAATCAACTGCAACATTCCGTGAGGTGTTTCAAGTACTCTGTAGTTAAATCCAAGAGAGTCACGCTTCATATCACCAATGGAAACTGTCCAACCTGAGTTACCAGATATTCCTGATGCACCAGCCATTTTAGACCAATATCCTAAAGCACCAGCTCCACAAAAAGCACGTTTAACACCTGCTTCTGGGATATACTGGAATACTTTTTCCATATCGTCTACAAAATCGCCATAAGCATATGAACTATCAATAGTAAATACGTTTTGAGCATCATGTGTAGATGTAGATTCTCCGTACTTTTCTAACGCTGAAACAATCCCATAAGTAGTTCTTATTAGATTACCATCAGCATCAGTTCTTCCACCATCAGCAAATGTTTCATCGTTATTAGTGTCATTGTTTCCAGCTCCATAGGATGCTTCTTGTAGTCCTGTACCACCTACTCTTTGACCAAATAAGAAAGACTTCTCTTTCTGCATTTTATGTTCTTGAGCTTTTTGTCTACGAAGTCTAGCCAATTCTGAAGACTCACCACGAAGTACTGCTGCTTCTAAAGTACCAGTAACTTGTAATGGTGTTTTAAAAATCTGACAAGAATTGTAAACAACATCTAGCTCATCTGACCATGCATCTGGAGCTGAACTACCTTCACCACGTGCATTACCCACTACTATAAAGACATCATTGTTAGAAACTGAAATAGCTCCTGCTACTGCCTTTACAGTAATATGATTAGCTTCTGGTATAGCTGTAATAATTGCAGTTCCTCTATTAGTTACTCTTGTGGTATCCCATATTTCACAAACTAAACCTATCCAAGAAGAATCTGGAGCGGATGCTAAGTTAATTGCACCGTCAACTTCTAAAGAATCTCCAGCATCATTATCATCTAATGTAGCTCCTTCTGCGGCTAGAAATTCTTGTTTTACCCAAGGATTACGATGTTCAAACATCTTAAAAACTGGGTCTGGGACTTTTCGCATTTCCTGATTACTAATCATTGTAGTAAACGGGGCAACGTCTGTCCATAGCTCCTTAGTGACCTGCGGATCTACGTAAAAATTCCGTCTATCCGTATAAAGTACACCAGAAGCCTTTAGTAGCTTTTCTGTAGCTGCCATTTGTAACTCCTACTTTATTTGTGTCTACCTATATTTTAATAGGTAAACATTCTAGTTTACTTTATAACGATTACCTACCCAATAAAGCATCACTAAACATCTGCTCATCATTCCTAGGTTGTTCTGCTTGACCAGTCTGCACTGCTGCAGTTTTTGGCACATTCAAACGATTGGCTTGATTTTGCATTTCTTCAGTTCTCTGCTTTACTACTGGATTAGGATTCGTTCTTAATTCAAACAACTTAGCTAAATTATCGAGAGTAAGATTGTCAGGGGACTGTGACCACTGTACAAACTCTTGTGCTTTATTTTGCTCCCAACCATAGTTGTTTACAGCATGGCTCATCGCCTGTTGCTGCATCATATATGTTTGTTGCTCTTGCATTTGAGCTTGATATTGTGATTGCATTAACTCCTCACGTGCTTGATCTTTATCTTTTAAATAAGTCAAGTACTTATCTCTATACTCTTCTTTAGCTACACGATACTTAAATGAATCACTTTGTGAATCATTATAAGCATCAACCTCATTGTATGAATGTGGTCTTTCAGGTGCTGTAGGCTCCTTCAATGAATCTTCTTGAAATCCTTGCGGGTATCCTTGAAGTTGTTCACCGGAGGTAGGGCTTTGCTGATCTGGGTTTTGGACAGATGTTTTATAATAATCCAATTCCTGACGTAAGGCATTGAGCTCTCCCTTGGCTTTGTCAGCTTGTGATTGCCAATATTCAAAACGAGTTGAGTCGTCTCTTGGGGAAGTTTCTTGTGTTTCTTCCGTAATTGATTCAGGCACACCACCATCAACTGGTACTTCCCCATTAGGAATAACAGGTTGCTCTACATTGAGTCCTGCATTTTCCACTGGTGCTTGATCAGCATTACGTGTTTCTATGATATTCTCCATTACTTTTCCTTTGCGATTTGGTTACTTCCAGCAACCGCTTTCTTCAATTCTTTAGTATTCACCTTCGTATAGCCCCCTAGATTTCATATATTTATAAATAAGATATGGAGCTGCTGCAGTTAAGAGGTATGTAGGCATACCCACAAAAGGCCTTAATTTTGACATAGCCCCAACTAAAGGGCTAACCTTTTTAGCTGTACGAATAGCATTTTTACCAGCTATTGCAGGTTTTAATTTATTTTTTGCCATTTGATCACTTAATATTCTAGAACCTCTTCTTGATGCATCAAATTCTTCAACTAATGTCGGTATTTGCATAACCCCTGCAATCTTTGCATTTCTACGAGCTTCTTCTTCATTATCTGTAAATACTGGAGCAAGTGCACCAAATTGACCGGCTATTCTTCCAAATTTAGATAAAGGAGCTACAGTTTTTCTATATAGTGGATTTTTATACTGCTCAGCATGCCCAAGCTCATGAGCTAAAATGCCATAATTTTTTCTAGGAGCATTAACTGTATGCGTTTTGGGATTATAAGATGCTAAAAAAGGATCATAGTCAAATGGCATATTTTTACCAGTTAATGACTTATATAAAGGATTTAAACTAAAATTACTAATTTTTAACCTTGGGTCTTTTCTCATTGCTTCATTCATTAAAGCAGTAGCCAATGTTTTATTTTGGCCACCAAGTTTGCCCATTTGTAATCCATATCCTACTGTCGAACCTACGATACCAAAACCCGGAATTGTAGACTCCATGTATCTTCTAAAATCTCTATTGCCATCTGGATGATATGTCGTATTCATATTAATTTAATTATAAGGGCTAAACATTGGCCCTTGAAAATTTGATGCTTGTTCAAAAAATGGATTATCCCCTTGTAAACTCAATGGGTTATCCTTTAAATAATTACGTATAGCTGATTCTGTTTTTCCACCCATCATACCATCTACGGATAAAGCATT